ACTGGATCTTGTTGACCGATTGAAGTCAAAGACTTCTCGATGAACCATTGACCAGTTGGACCCTTAAACCCGTGATCCCAATAGCGAACCCAAGGAGTCTCGCACGTTTCAGGAGCAGGAAGAAAACGAAGTACAGCATAACCATTGCCTGCTTTATCAACAGTTGGTTTCCACTGACGTTCATCTTTATAGGATTTCTTTTCAGAACCACCGCCGCCTGAACCAGCACCAGCGGCACTGACGAGATCGGAGATAGAGTTACGGTTGCGTTTTAGATTTGCGAATGACATATATATTTACCTTTTATATTTACAGAGTATAGTTTCTAGTATGTGTTGCTTTTTGTGTCCACTTTGTTTCTCATAATGTAACTAGTATATAGTAACATAATAACTTACAGAAGTCAACCTTTTTCTTTCCAAACTGAGTCAGCAGTATATTCAATTGATACTACAAACTCGTACTTCGTCCAATTCTCAATCATGCTCAACATATACGAATCATCTTTCTTTCGATATAGATGATACATTTGACCGACTCTTGGTACGAAGTTATAAGATGCATTATACACTAATTCATTCAACATTGCAAGTCTTTTTATCGCTTCATACTCACGATTAATTAGATCAACTGCATTCTCAAAATAGTTTCGTGTTAATGATCCACGTTCTGATCTAAACAGATCAGTGTCAGGTAGTACAATAGCAGGTGCACTGGACGAAGTACCATACGGCAGGAGCGCGTTCGACGTTGCTATTGTACTATCATCGCTCATAAAGGCAGAGTATTCTGCCTAGGTAGGAAGTTTAGAGACATTGCTTCTGCCTCAATTTTGTTCTTGATGACGGGCGAGATAAACTTCTTACAATCTTCTACATCCATATTATTGTTCTCACAAATCGCTACTACAGCATCCATATAGGGTTGTCTCTTCTCACGTACCCAATCTTCAACCATATTAGTGAAACGACTTTTTGTCATCATCATACTGCCTTCAAGTTTAATCATCGTTATAATTACTCATTAGTTCTTTAGTCCATATACCACCAACGTCTGCGTAATATATTCCAATAGTTCGTTTTTGCATTCCGTCTGCATCATATGCAGGAGCAATACATGCAGAGATTTGTCTGTACTCACGTTTTTCACCATAGTGTGAATCTAACCAAACACCTGTTTTGACATATGCATTAAGATTGTAAAGATAAGTTTCCATAGTGCGATACTGAGTACGTAATGAAGAATCAGGTGACTCTTGATAGTTCTTACTCGCTTTCAGAAACGCTTTTGTTTCTACTATCCATTCCTTTACTTTAGGGTAGTATACTGCATGATCTTCATCTTTCTCAAGTACTGTTGGATGAACTGCCGGATCACTTGCAACTCTATCCTTCAGAGTTTGTGCTTTCTCAAGTAAGGGTAGAAGATTCTTCTTTAATGAACGCTCAACAGTCTCGGGCATAAACCCTAATCGAATTGCTTTCCAACCATGTTTAGCAAATGGTAACATGAACGTGTCAGGCAATAAAGAACTTTGCTCTACCATATCCCAGTCAGTACTACGCACCCACTTCTTCATAGAGTGAAGATATTCTTTATCGGTCACTTCAGCATGAACAAACTGTTCACATTCAGTCCACGCTGCCATGCGCTTCTCTTCTGTATTCGCCTTCTCAAGTTTCTCCCAGTTAGGTGCAGGCACAAGAGTCTTCTTGGGTTTAGGGGTGAACTTTGCTTTCTTAATTCTCTTTGCCATTATTGCTCTCTCCACCAATGCGGGATATCTCTCTTTGACCACACTGCAAAATCACGCTTCGCTTCTCTATAGTAGTTGCGATAAGATGTTAACGAATCACCTTCTACGATGCAGTGCGGATGTGAACCCATAGCAGGAGTAGGTTGTGTAAACCCATCTGTAGGTATTAGCGCAGGAGGCATTAAGAGATAGTACTCTAACTTAACAAACGACATATGCTTCTTGCCGTATCGTTTCTCAAACTCAAAACATAATGCAATCCACATATCATACAACCACTGATAATTCTGTACAGACTTTCTGCACCAGATAGAAGATGGATGATTGATGTGTGTTGCTTTGTATAGCGTATGATTCATGGCAGAGTCTGGGTGAAAGTATCTAGCAATCTTACGACCGTTAGTTGTTCTTCCAGTCCAGAACTCGCCATCAATGCATCTTTGCGCAGTCGATAACAGTTGTGCATACTCTACACACATCTTTACCACGTGCTTGTCGTTGTGCTGTTCAGCACATATTACAGGATCTTGATGTAAATAGAATATATTAATGTTATTTCTCCGACTTTTGTTGTTTCGCCACTTTATAAATCTCGCCTAACAATTCTTTTTCTTTGCTAGTGAGACTATTATACAAGGACTTTGACCGTTTGTCAACCTTTCCTACTTTACGAAACAACTTTGCTTTCTTCGAATTCACAGAATGATGCCGCTTACTGCTGTACGGTATGCTTTCTCAAACTCAGCGTTGGTTGGTGTAAAATAAACGTAATCTTTGAAACGAACAGTATTGACATTCTCAACACCTGTCATACAAATACCACGAGCAAAACCAATACCATCATCACCAGCAATCAGCATACGAGGATCATCTAGTGTAAGACCACCATCCGCATGATTCTGATTGTACTTACCCATATACTCTCCTGAGAGAGTTACTACACTTACTACATCACCTTTTTTAAAATCACTCATCATTCAGTCTCCTCGACCGCTTTAACTACATCAGGGAAGTGTTGCTTAATTATTTCCCAACATTTTTCTGCTACGTCCATATGCTCTTTTTGCGTACCATTCGCCATGCGTAAATCGCAATAGTGAATCCATGAACGCAGACTACCTGCCATGTACAATGTCGTCTCTGTTAAACCCTCGGGCAACAATGCACGTGCCTGTTCTTTCGCAATACCCATATCAAGAGCGGCAGTATATTCCTTCTTAACGAAGTTACGTACTCTTGATTGTGCGAGACCCCATTCACTCGTAATATGTTTGTCATCCGTCACAATAGAGTTCTGGCGATTCTTCTCATCCTGTATTCGTGTCTCGCGCACCACGTCAAGATTCTCACTCACTGCATATCTCTGAGAGAATTCTTGAAATGAGAATGAGCGATGACGTAGAATCTGGCGACTAATATCACGAGTCGTCACAATCTCCATAGTCATATGAACCATCTCAAGAGGCGACCAATGATTCTCTTTAATCAGATATCGAACTAACTTACCAGCAGTCTTGGTATTATTCTGATTAGCAGGATTACTAACTCGTGCCGCATATGCTACCAGTTGCTCTGCGGTATTACAATCAGAGTATGCACTAGGCGAACTCAGGGCAATCAAACTTACTTTATTTTGTTCCATATTAATTCCAAATAGTAATTATCTATATTAGAAGTAATCTTCTCACTTTGGAATCGTTACCAATTTACGAAAAGAAGTATACTTCATGAGTCCATTATAACAAATAAATGTGTAGAAGTCAAGCAGTTTCGTGACATACTCAGGTCGGTCCCAAGGTAGTGGGACTAAATCTTGGGGAAAAGTATCTCAGTCATGAAATACTCTGCACGTTCTTTGCCGATCTTCTTATTCAATGCGGCACGTGTGCGTGGGTTTGATGCTTGGTGTGTACAGTACTTATTCTGTGCTATCTTGATTGTATCTACCCAACCTTTACTATTACTGCCTTTACATTCTTGGAGCATCATCATATACTCGGTGAAAGTATCTATAGCAAACTCAAATAGTTTATCTGTCTCATCTTCGTCTGGTCTGATAGCAACAAACTGGTTACTAAAACATTCTGCCCAGACTGGTAGTTTTCGATCATTGTTCCACTCTGTGTTGTGCCACTTGCCTTCCCACATTATGGGTGACCAATCAACGAATGCACCAGTAATTCTACCTGTCTTAGCACTACCGACAACATCGAATCCAAAGATAGGTGCACCGATAGTCTCACGTGGTATCACAACAACATGAGCAACAACCAGTCCATCAACATAGTATCGCTCTATGTGTGCTAGTCTAAACTTAGGTGATTCGTATCGATAGTTCTCCCATCCAAACTCCTCTGTCTCTAATGCTTTAACACCAGCAGATGCTTCAATGATTTCTTGCATTTCACCAGTTAGTTCGGTTAGACGATCTTCTAAACTAATCATCTTTACCCATCCTATCATCTTTACCCATCTTTTCTAACTCTTTGAATATCTCTATGTGATAACGAAACCCTTGATTGACTTCATCAACATCCAACTCTAGTCCACGAATCGCCGCAATGATTTCTGATCGACCACCTTCGAACTTATATAAGTTACCATCAGAATAACCATTCTTTGCTACGATACCACCGCCGAACATCATACCCATGTAGTTCAAGTAGATGTGTGAATTGCGGAGTGTTTTCTCAACTTCATATGCTCCAAGAATATAATCTGCATAGTTGAAAGAAGACTTAGGCATATTATAACCATCTGCTTCCTCACCTAAACTAGCAAGGTCGTCAATGATTGCTTGCTTTCTAGGCAATGATGCATGAGGCAGTATATATTCACCGTACTGCTCCATAGCATTGAAGATTACATACTGGGCATTGAGATAGCGAACGTAGTCCTTCTTAGACAAAGTACCATTAATCATTCGGATAGCAAAGGGTGTCGACTCTACTACATTATGTAAGGCAATTGTTGCTACTCTAATATCCATTCGTGTTTACACCATAATTATTAATTAATTTCATACCGTAGTTATTAACACCTTTCTGTATCACAACAGTAGGATCTTTATCTAGTGGATTCTTCTTGAACGAATCGTAGTTTACATGGTGATGCCATCTACCATATCTCCATACCATCGTTGCTACGTCAGGATGCATATCAACAAGCATCTGCGACTTAGCGATTGTACCCTCTACGTTATATCTTTCCTTTACATCTAGCGTTTCATCTGCTTGAATAGCAACACCATTCTCATCAATGCCCAACTCTTTATGATAGAACTCTTCTGTGTTACCACCCTTGAGCGTCTGTGTTGCCATCTTACCCTGAAGAAATGCATTGAACTGAATAGTACAGTCGCCGTCTTTGAGAACACGCAAACAAATGTCGGTGTCTTCATTGTAGCGACCACGCCATCTGTGCTTACATTCATTATCAATCAGAAGACATGAATAGATTCTAGTGTTCTTCACGAATGCTGGATACGATTGATTAGGTGCGCAGAAGAAACGATACTGAGGTCCTGCTATCATAACATTAGTGTAGCGATCAACGAAGTCTTCCATAGGAGCAAAGAATGCACCACTCTCTACACGAATGCGCTTATTATTATGAAGGCGATAGAAATCAGCAATATTGTCATCAAGAACCCAATGGCGTTTAGCGCCAAGTGTAATAGAATGGTCCCAACACCAATTACGAGCGCGACCTGGACCATCACCGTGATTGCTAAAGGGCAACAATAAAAGAGTGACGTAATCTCTAATACCAAAAGTATCTAATGCTTTATCATAAGCGTCCCAGTCTTGAGGTTCAATACTGATATAGTGAGAAACTTTCATTCTTGCAAGCGACTGTGAAGTCACCATAGAGTCTTGTCGCCCTTTCGATATAATGTATACAGGATACTTAGGCGTCATCTTGTACCCATCTCATTAAACTATTAGCGGTTCTATCTAAACGTGGGAACCAAGTGCTCTTAGTCTTCTTAGTTAATGGTTGTCCAATCAGTTTAGCAAACTCTTCATAATCTTCTTTATTTCTAAAGTGCATAGAGATAGTCTTGTAAGTAGGATTATCTTCCTGTTTATACTCGGGCATACCAACCCATTCTTTCTTCCACTCTACAGTTTTATCTTCCATACCGATAAACTCTGCGAGTGATGCTGGTGCATCCGTATCTACTTCTACTCTTTCACCAACAAAGTTCTCATACTCTGCTGATTCAGAAACTGTATTGTTCGGCATTTTTGCGATCCTTATATTTCTTGATTGTGTCCTGTAATGGTCCAGACCAATTATCACGGTGTTCGATAAACACTTGTGGTTCATCGTTGTCAACTGCAATAATGGTAACTAGTTGTGTAATAGGTAATTGAGTGATCTCTTCCCATGCTATAGCATAGAATGACTCTTGCATAAAATACGCTTCGACATACTTACGAAGTTTTGCTTTCTTAGCAGTCTTGAAATCGATGATTGATAACTTGCCATCAAACTCAGCAACACAATCCACACGACCCGCAACACCTAGATGATGTGAGTACAAAGGAACTTCTTGTGCATAGACTTTACCTATACGAGTATCTAGGATTTCTTTAACGTCAAGAAAGTTAGCGACGATGTTAGGCATATACTTCTTAGTATAGTCAGGCACATTGTTGATGTAATCTTCGATGATTTCGTGAACAGCAGTACCGCGTGTAGACGCGCGGAAAGAAATCTTGTCTGCTTCTACATCACCAACACGTTTGCGCCAAGCGGCGATGCCTTTCTCAGATAGAATAGACAGACAGGTTGTGATAGAAGGATACTTTTTGCCATCAGGCGTTTGATAATGACGACCAGTTTCAAGGGTTTCTGATTCTAAGTCAGCGTAACCCAGGTCATAATTAAGGTGTTCGAACATAATATAAGTCTCTTCAATTGAATACAGGTAGTATTATATCACAGGTATCCAACCAATGCAACACCTTTTTAGACTATTTGCGCATATCAAGACAGTTTCTTATTCTTTTTCAATTCCTTTTCTAATCGTCGTCGCTCTGCTCTTGTCTGTGGGACAACAACCTGCTGATCCATTCCACGACCATCACTAATATCACTCTCATCTTCCTTCTTTTGTGGACCGGTCAATGCGTCTGGATATACTACCACTTCAACATTAGGCAGTTTAGGTATCTTCAGTTGATCGTGGTTGTGGTGCAATACGAACTTAGTGTCAGGAAACTCGCGCATAATGTCACGCCAAACAGGGCGCCAGTTGTTCAATAGTCTATAATTGTTGACTTGGGTTCTATCACTAGACAACACGAGATCCGTCACACTACGCATATTGAAGTCGAACAGTGTATCGAACCCATACATATGAATCTCATCTGCTTTGTGTCGTGCTGCCGCATAATGAACTGCCATGTGACCGCAGTTAAAGTTAGTTGCATTACCAGCATATGCGGGAACATCAGTATAGAACTCTTTGATGTTAGGAGCATACTTTAGATAGAATGCGTGTCGTTCATACATCCATGCGCGAGGACGTTGACCGAGAATCCACATGTACTGATCGAGTTTAACTGAACCTTCGGTCAATGCCATCATCATCTTAAAGTCGACCATACACGTTCCGAAAACATCTTCTTTAGGTACCTCGAACGGAGGCATATTACAGAGAAGTTTTGTTCCCTTTCGTGGTTCTTTCAGATAGTGCTTCGCCTGATCACCGTTACCAATAATATGAAATACTTTACTCATTATACATTATCTTCTTAATTTGTTCTTTGCCCTTTGCACCTGTCCAGTGCATAGCAAGTTTGTTAGGATTGTCTTGACCATCAAGCAATTGTATACGTAACCAGTTGTATATATTAGGCACACTATTGATGTGTGTCATACGTGAGATAGGAGTGAGCATCATTGCATGGAGTACTTCTTGATCTCCTACTTTAGGGTTCTTTCGACATTCATCTGCCCACTTACGAAGTATAGCAGGTTTTCCTTTCATTGCAACAACCCCAGAGTTGTGCCATACTTCACCTCTTCGTGCGCTCCAAGGTTTGTCTTCTACCATGCCTAGTTTATTATCTTCGACATGATCCCAGATGCCCGATAGATCGCCCAACACATGAATGTCAGTGTCGATCCAGCAAGTCTCGTCTCCGGGTGATGCAAGCAGTGCTTGTGGTTTATAGAACCAACCACCAACCTTTTGTTTCTCCATTGCAATGTAGTCCGAGAATATACTCGCATTCTGAACCCACGCACGTACTTCATGTGATACACCAAAGTCCATAAAGACAATAGGAGTCTTGTTATGTTTCGCATAGTGTTTCGCAAACCAAGGAAGCATCCATTCTGTATTAGAATCGCAACCCGTTATAAAACATCTATTAATTGACATTAGCAATTATCTCATAATTGTTTGGGTTAACGTTGTAACTATGCTTTGCTACACAACCACCTTCTTTCTGAATAGTTGTGAACGTATCTCTTGCTACAACAGGATGTGGATAGTATTCCTGTAACCAAGGAAACAACTCAATATGAATAAAGATATCAGTCGGTCTTGCATACTCCATAGCAAGAGAAATGAACGCCTTTGCTCCCTCTGGTTTAATACGATAAGCATGAGCACCAGGAAAGTATGTCTTAGTAGTTAGAGGATTAACACCCAACTGCGCACATTGAACTTGCTTGCCATAACTAGGTGCACCTAAATTGATACAACCAGTATAGTTTATAAATCTTGGTATGGGTTGGACAGCAACTGCATCATGCTCAAAGATTTGATACTCGACGTTATCACGCACACACATCTGCCACAATGTGAAGTGTGATAAAAAAGCAGACATGCAATTCGCTCTGTGTGAACCTTCTTCTTTGAAAAAGTTAAGAGGTAACTGATGCTTATCAAATAGTTTATAAGGATCATCTTTAGGCGTAATCGCGTCGAACATCTGAACATCATACTCAGGTGCTGATGCTATCATGCGCTTTGCTACTTCAACTGACTTGGGTAAGTCCTTTAGTGTAATGACATATGATTTCATAATGAAGTTGTTGACTGTATTCCTTGTACTTTGGTCACATATGGAAACAGTTGTCCCAGTTTGCGAGGTATCAATTGCTTGCACATGATTGCATCGTTTGGCCATGCACCATATTCACGCACTAAGTTTATTAATTTCTGAGCACCTTCGGGTTTAATAAAGTATGCAGAGTTACCTGCTATGCCCTGAGGTACTTCGTTGTCATCTATCTTAGGCGCTGGATTAACTCCACGCCTCTTGCTTACACTTTCATGATATAGTTGGGCGCGTCGAGTTGCTCCCATCGGATCATTAAGTCCTATTATATCATAAGGCGATTGAAATAGCAAACTATAATCTAACTTTTCTGTGAAATATGCGTCATGTTCAAATATCATTATATCTTTCTTCTCACGCACACACTTTTTCCATAGTAGATAGTGTGACAGAAAGCAAGCGATTCTCTTATCAGGATCAACAGTTTGATAAGCAGACTTCGTAAGACCAGACTGCAAATCAAGTTGCGATCCTTCCCAAGGATAGTTCCACTTAACTCTATGCTGTTTCATCAATGTTGTTACACGATCCGGTGTGATTGCCTGTGTCTTATGAATCTTAAACTCGTTCTTCACTTTCTCTGAACTAGCAATGAGTCTATCGCTCGAATGCCAAGAAAGTGGATTATCACTTAGTGTTATAACATATCCGTCAATCATTCTTTATCTCTATAATATAACTATCTGGAACACCACTCGCCTTTCGACAATCATATTCGATATATCCTTCGGGCAATGCTTCGAGGAACATATCGTAGAAGTGACTACTATATGCAGGTTTCTGTATCCAAGAATGCCTTGATTCATCGAAAGTTAGTTTGTTGATTGGCCAAATATCTTCGATTAAAAAACTACCACCTTCTGCGACATACTTCCATAGATTTTCGAAAGTCTTTCTATTTGCTGTAGGTGTATGTAAACCATCGTCAATAATAAAGTCGAACTTGATATCTTCGCCCCATGCCTCCTCTACTAGAGTCTGTACAGAAGCGTTCGTACTATCCGCTTTGATGTAGTGACACCGCTCATCTTGTAGTGCAGGAACGTCTTCGGGTGGTACACGAGTAAATATGTCAATGCCATAGACTTCTGCATTGGGAAAGTAATCTAACCAAGACTGATGACTAGTTCCTTTCCAGATTCCCACTTCTAATATTTTTATAGGTTCGTTTCTTCGAGACTCAAATACTGATTCGTATACTGTATGATAGTGGTGTGGGTATTTACCGGTAACGCCCTTATCACTACCGTTCGATAAAAAGATGTCTTTCATGTTCATGTTATAATAATCTCGCTGATTTAATATCGTTTGGGCAGAGTACGCTCTGCGGAACTTCTAGGTGTATGTTTCCTTCGCCGATATGATCTTCACGTAATCTATCAGCAAATCCTATACCTTCTACATTTATATAGTCAATCATTCGCTGTGCTGCCACGGGACCTATTATGTAACCACTAGTGCCGTTCGTGCCTGATAGAGGATGAGAAATGACACCACGCTCTCCAGTCCAGTCGCGATATGGTTTCTGTGTCGTACCGAACTTTCTCATCTTATTAGCACGACCACAACCCTTTAGCATAGCAGGTGTAAGTTGTGTTGCTGAATGAGATGATATTTGAATGATCGATTCGTCTATATTGGTAGGTAATTCTGTGGGCAGAGGAGCGACAAAAAACGAATCGTGCTCTAGTATAGCAATAGGTTCATTCAATTCGACACACTTCTTATACAACATATAATGCGTAGTGCCATTTGCGACTCTAGTTTTTGGTGCTAACTTCTCAGGAAAGTAAGTCTGTCCACCTGATATTGGTTTATACTTTGCTTTGATACTATGCTCTTTCCAAAATGATTCGAGTACAGAGAAGTGAATACCTGGGTATGCTATAAGTTCGATGCCATGTTTCTTAGCAGAATCTTTACATCTTTGTAATCCCTTCTTTGATTCGGGATCTTGTTCCGTATATATGCAATAAACGTTCATTAATATTTCTCAATGTAATCGGAACAAATACCAGTAAACTTACTTATATTTTGTTCTGAATATTCTGGCATAACGCATATAGAAGTACATTCTACATAGTCGTATATATCTTTAGTTATAGGTGAGTGCATTGGAGAACCAAGACCTCCCCATATCCATTGCGCACTAGTCAAAGTATAATCATCTTTTTGGTGCCAAAAGTAATGCCAATCGTCAAGTTGACTAGCAAACCATTGAAGTGCAACAACATCTTTACAGTGAATGATCAACTCATCAATTCTTGCTTTCAACCACTCGATATTAATTTCAGTTCTATCTGACAATGAGCATTTGTGAGTCATATAAAATCTATCACCGTTTTTCCATATATCTACTTCGACCATATAACCTTGTGCAATTGCCGCATCAACATACTTCGATGTGTTCTCGCGATCAGGATTAGGTCCACTGACATTGCCGCGATGCGATATCTTAATCATGTTCTTTATACCAACTAACTAACACTATTCTATGACCCTGCTCAACTTGACATACTCCATGCTTTACTGCATTGTCATAACTGATAGAGTCCCCGGGTTTCATTCTAGCGATAACAGGAATACGAGAACTGCCAATTGGTGCTTCGCCCATCTTACCGCGTTTTGCATACTTATATGCTGGTCTTGCATTCTTCACATAGCGATCAAGTACAAGAGTCTCACCACCTATAAGATCAACATCGTCAAGTAAAGTAACAACAGTCAACTTTACTACACCATCATCGTCTGTGTGAAGACTGGTGAAACCTTCGACATCATACTTAACAAAGTAGTGAGACATAGGAGTAAGATCGACATAATGATTTAATTTTTGTAGTACAGGATGTGTAGCAGAGTTTGGAATAATACGTTTATCAACATCATAGAGATTGTAATCTTGATGTGCTAGGTTCTCTGAACAAGATTCGAATAGAGATTTTAGATTCTCTATCTCGTCTTGATCGAAGATTTTCTCTATCTTAAATGCGTTGTACATTACTCAACTCGAATTGCTAATCCAGTGTAGACTCCAGTACTATTATACACCGTCGAGAGGTTTAAGTCAAGAGGAATATAGTTATTCTCTACAAAGAATTCTCTCCACTCGTCCTTAGTCCACTTAATAAGATGTGTAGGATCAGCACGAGATACGTCAAGATAGTAATCTTCGCCAGTTTCGGCAGGTACAGGCATACGGAATATGATTGTTTCTGCTTCAATAAGATTGAAGAATAGATCGAGTTCATCAACAGGCATATGCTCAAATACATCCATAGCAAATACAACACCGTGATTCTTGTTCCATTCTACTTCTGATAATGCAGTAAGTCCTTTCTCTTTACATACTTCACGAGCATATTCAGAGATGTCAACACCGTACATTGAAGTGTTAGGAGAAAGATTCTTTAGACCTTGAAGTAAGAATCCTACAGCACAACCGAAGTCAAGAAAGGGTCCATGATCTAAATTCATTGTCTTTAAGTGTGCCAGCAACTCTGCGGCAGTTTGTTGGTAACGATCACCTCTTTCGAGATAGTTCGTATAGTTGTTCGTTTCGTAGTATGTTTTATCAAATGACACATCATCACCTATTATATAGTTACTAGTTTCTTACACTCGTTAAGTCTTCTTATAGAAGAAAGAACTCCATAAAGATCATCATCGTTATCAACACTTATCGATAACCAGACAATCAACATCACTCGAAGAATAAACAATCCAGTTTTACGTTTCACGGAAA